CCCCGCCACCTCCAGATTTGGTAAAGGTGGGCGACGTTTTCCGGCACAGGGATGGCAAGTTTGCCAGCGCCGAGGAAGTTGCTGCCTTTAATGCTCGTCCCTCGGGTCAGACGGCACCTCCAACACCGGCTTTAGCGGAGCCTAGTGCCCCGCCACCCCCATTCATCCAGTCGCTCACGCCACTGGAGCAACAGCAATTTACGTCGCTTCCGGCGGAACTTCGGCAATTTGTCGAACGGACTATGGAGGACGTAAGTAATCGTGCGACCCGCTACGGCGAATACGACATGATGGAGCAGCAGATCATCGGCCCGCGCCGTCAGGCATGGGCGCAGGAGGGTATGAGCCCTGCTGTGGCGATGAGCCAGCTTCTCCAGCTATCGGACTTTGCCGGTAATGATCCCGGTCAGTTTGCGCTCTGGTTCGCGGACCAGCACAAGCTCGATCTGGATCAACTGCTCGATGAGCGTGATGCTCAGACGCAGAATGCGGACCCGCGCTTGAACGGATTGCAACAGGAGATTGCACAGCTACGCAACACTATTCAGGGCTTTGTAGGCAATACAGCGGAACAGGAAACACAGGCAAACTTACAGGTCGTTCAAAGCTTCGCGTTGGAGAAAGATCAAGCTGGAAAGCTTGTATATCCGTACTTCGCCGAAGTTGCCAACGACATTAAGAACTATGTTCCTGTCATTCGGAATAGGCAACCCGCTTTGCAAGGGTATGAGGCTTTAAAGGCAGCTTATGACATGGCAGTATGGGCCAACCCGTCAACACGGGCGCGCATGCAGCAGGCTCAGATGGATGCTTTAAAGACCCAAGCAGGTGCGGAAGCTAACCGTGCGCGACAGGCTGGTACAAGCATTAATGGTGCGCCCAACGGGGATGCGTCTAGTGTACCTAACAATCCAAACCGCAGCGTGCGGGATGAAATCTTGCATGCTTATCAGCAATCAACGGTTTGAAGGGTATAGACGATGGCTAGTCCAAATTGGACGGATATCATGACGACCACAATCGTCAACCGTCAGAAGAAGCTCGCGGACAATGTGAGCAATAATAACGCGCTCCTTAAGCGCCTTGAGAGCAAGGGCAAGATCAAGCCCGCCGATGGCGGCACCAAGATCGCGCAAGAGCTTGAGTACGGTGAGAATGGTACGTTCCTGTGGTACAGCGGCTATGACAATCTGACGATTACCCCGTCAGAAGTCCTGTCCGCTGCCGAGTTCGATTGGAAGCAGTGCGCCGTCGCTGTGACCATGAGCGGCTTGGAGGAACTACAGAATAGCGGTGTCGAGCGTATGATCGACCTCATGGATGCTCGTATCAGCAATGCCGAAAAGACCATGAAGAACAAGATGGCCGCTGCGGTCTATGGCGATGGCACTGCCGCCGCCGGTAAGGCCATAGGTGGGCTTGGGCTCATTGTTGCTGACAGCGGCACCGGACAGGTGGGTAATATCGACGCAGCGACATGGACGTTCTGGAAGAACCAGACGTTCGACGCTACGACCGATGGGACGGCGGCGGCGACTGCTGCCAATATTCTTGCCTACATGAACCGTATGTGGCTCAAGCTGTGCCGTGGCACCGACAAGCCTGATCTGCTCGTCGCCGACGATGCGTACTACACGCTGTACTGGAGTGCGCTGCTCCCGAACCAGCGGTTTACGTCCCCGGCTATGGCGCAGGCTGGCTTTGAAAGCCTCAAGTACATGAGCGCCGATGTGGTGTTTGACGGAGGTATGGGTGGTGCATGCCCTTTAAATCACATGTACTTTTTAAATACGGATTACATATATCTCCGTCCGCATACAGATAGGCAGTATGTACCTCTTAACCCAGACAGGTACATGAATAACCAAGATGCGGTGTGGAAGCTTATCGGATGGGCAGGCAACATGACGACCAGCGGCAGAAAGTTTCAAGGTGTGCTTAAAGATTAGGGAGCATACTCGGTTCCCTTAATCCGAGATAGGAGTTCTCTTGTATGCTCGCCGTAGGCTTCAATGATAGATCTGTCCAGTCCTTTAGCGTTGTTATAGGACGGAGCAGAAAAGTCATGGAAGTCTATGGCAGCATCAATCTCCTCTGCTTTGGTAATCGAGTATGGACGGATCGCTTTAAGGAAATTAAAAGCGTCTGTGCTGTTAGCCGCCCAATCGAATTGCGGCTTCCATATTCCGGGTTTTCGGTCACGGAAATATACTATGCCTCCGTGGCAAAAGTGCAGGAAATCTATTGTGGGTTTATGGCACATACAAAGATGTACTTGCAGGTAGTAGTAGCTTCCGGTATGCTTCGTTTTCTTATTAATAAGAACGCAGCCTTCACCGTCGAACAGGCCTGCAAAATATCTATTCATGGCTTCCTCGCTAGAGTATTCAGTGGAATGGCTGCTCTAGCGGGGGAGAAGGAGATTGTCAAACGTGCAGGTTCTCGCCCCTGGGAGCCTGTACGGGGCGGGTGTAGTCTCAACACCCATCACTGCACCCGCCTACTAATAGAAAGGTATTAAAGATGTCAGAGTTTGAAACCGAGGGAATGGTCAAGGGACCGGATGGCACCATCCTCCGTTTCTTCTATGACACGGCACGCAACGAAGCAGCCAGTGCTGCCGAGGGGCGTCCGATCTTTGACAGCGTATTGTTCGTGGATGTCATCACGCCCGGTCAGAAGGCCAGCACGCCACGCTTCGAGATCGAGCGTGTCTGGGCAGAGCAGAGCCTTAAAGCACTTAATCTGCTTGCGCCCACACGCAAGAGCTTCCGGTATGATGCCTTCAAGGAACAGGTGGAGAAGTTCAAGTCCGATGAGAAGGCACAGGACTTGGCAGGTACTCCTTTAAAGCAATGGCCGCGGATTGATCGTGGGCTTGCTGCTAGCCTAGCAGCCGTGAATGTTTACACGGTTGAGCAGCTTGCGGGTGTGTCCGACCAGAACCTTACCTATATCGGCATGGGAGGCCGAGAGTTAAGGGAAGCGGCGCGTGCGTTTCTCCAAGCGAGTGATACAGCACAAGCTGAACGGCTTGCTGGGACCGTTGAGACCCAACGGATCGAAATGGAGGCTATGCAGGTTTCGCTTAGGGAAGCTCACACACAGATGGAAGCTTTAAAGGATCAGATGGTGAAGATGGCGGGTCAACAAGTGAAAGCCCCTAAGCAGGCTGAAACACTTCCGGACCTGACACCTCCGCCGATTGAAACCAATGCACGTAAGGGTATCAAGACGGACCCCCTCGTATAGGAGTGCTTTAAGGTGATCAAGCAGAAGCAGACACAGACTATGGCGGGTACACGGGACTTCCGCACAGGCCAACGCTGCACGCCGCTCGCGGCATCGGTAGGTCCCGATCTTCACGGTGATGGCACATGGCCGGGTGACGATCAGGCGGGCTCTGCTGGACCGCCTCCGGGGTTTGAGCCGTCCGATCCGGATGGCATCCCTGACCCGGTGGTGCCTCCGACCGACCCGGCATACATTGACGAGGTGTCAGAGGGCCCGCCAGTGGGCTTCGAGGAGCCTGACCCGGATGCACCCCCGCCGCCCGTGATCGAGCCCACAGACCCCCTCTATCAGGGCCCAGTGGCAGAGACGCCGCCGGGTTTCGAGGAGCCCGAAGCGCCTTGGGAGCCCGGTGGCGAAAAACCCGAGGAACCACCTCCGCCTGAGACGTTCGGGGCGACCCTCGCCGATGACAGGGTGGAGAAGGATCGCCCGCTCGTCTGAGAAGCTTTAAAGGGAAAGGCCAGCCATGACACTCTTTTCAATCGTCAAGATCGTGATGGAGAGTAATGGCTGGCCTGCGCCTGTAACCGAGGTGTCGTCGAGTAGTGACCCCAATATGAAGCAGGCGATGGCACTGGCACAGAAAACGCTCGATCAGGTATCCTATAGCCGGATGTGGCCCGTCCTGCTGGAGAGCTACACGTTCACGACAGTGGCTAATCAGGCTGACTATCCGCTGCCGACTGACTTCCATCATATCATCAGCAATGCGTGCTTTAATGCTACTGGTCATGCCAAGCTTCGGGGCAGCGTGTCTCCGGCTGATTGGAACGCCATACGGCTTGGTATGTCGCCAGTGCCCAGTGCTTACAGGATATTCCCTAAAGGCAAGATGTTCAGTCTTGTTCCGACACCGCAGGGTGCGCAGGATGTGACATATGAGTATGTCACCAAGAACCTTGCCTATGACGCTGCTGGCACGCCCAAGACAAACTTCTCCGTGGACAGCGATTATCCGCGTCTGGACGAAGCTATTATAGAATTGAACCTGACATGGCGCTGGCGGCAGAAGAAGGGGCTTGACTATACCGCAGAGCTTGCAGAGGCCACAGGTATTACCGATCAGCGCTTTGCGCAGATGCTCGCGCTCGGTGAGAGCCCGATAGGTGGTGGCGGTGGGGGACCGCCTTTAACCGATGGTTATATCGGGCCACAGTTCAACTATCCATATGGGGCGTAGGACATGGCGAGCGCTGCACAGATCAATACTCAGCAACGGTCCAAGCCCAGTCCGGTCCCGGCGCCTGTCGGTGGCCTTAATGGCCGCGATGGTCTGTCGGAGATGCCAGCGACCGACGCCTATGAGATGGACAATTTGTTTCCCGGTACAACGGGTGTGACAGCCCGTAATGGTTGTGAGCCGCACCAGACAAGCGTTGCCACCCCTATTCGCTCGCTCGAATGCTATTCAGGCGGGGATACTGCTGATAAGATACTGGCGTTCAGTGGTCCTAATATCTATGATGCCAGTATCAAGAATGTCATGGCTATATTAAAGACAGGCATGGCATCTGACAAGGTGATCGCCACCATGTTCGGCACTGTCGCCGACAAGGCGCAGTGGTTGATCATCACGACCGGGGCGGATGTACCCAAGTCTTACAACGGCACGATCATCACTGACCTGACAATCACAGGCGTACCCGAAGGACCGCAGAATATCAACTATGTCTGTGCCTTTAAAGGCCGTCTCTACTTCGCGGTCAATGGGCGGCTTGGCTTCTACTATCTCGCGCCGGGCACGATCCAAGGCGCGGCTGAGTGGTTCGATCTGGCACAGGTCTCGGCACTAGGAGGGACTTTAAGGGCTATAGGTACATACTCCCAAGACAGCGGCGACGGTCCCAATGACTATATCATCTTTGTGACGAGCAAGGGTGAGTATTTCATGTATAGCGGCTATGACCCGTCCGATGTGAATGCTTTCGAGATAGTCGGGCGTTACAGGTCTAGTGAACCTATTGGGCGCAAATGTCTGTGTGATTATAGCAATGACCTTCTCTGCCTGACAGTTGAGGGTGCCATCCAGTTCAGCGCCATCAAGAAGTTCGGTGATACCCGCTCCGAGATTGTAGCGATCACCTCCAAGCTGGGCGACCGGCTGCTCAAGCGCAACAACTTTCAGGATGTCTATGGTTGGTGCATGAAAACCTATCCGGTAGGTGGGTGGTTGATCGTGTCCGTGCCCAATACCACCTCCGAGGCTGGCGACTTCGATCACTTCGTCATGAACACGATCACACAGGCATGGTGCCGCTTTAAAAGCGATGAGTGGAATGCTGTGTGCTTTACAGTGGCTAATCGCAAGTTGTACTTTGGCCGCTACGATGGCAAGATCATGCTGGCTGATACGGTGCAGTCTGATAATGCCAAGGAGATACGGTTTGTCTGCAAGCAAGCCTATAATATGTTCAACTATCCCGGTAACAAGCATTTCCAGTGGGCGGCGGTCATGTGCGCCTCGGAGGCTCCGGTTCTTATATCTGGAACGCTCAACGTCGATTTCAAGGACTTTACGCCGCCTGCTACTCCGTTGCCGCTGGCGGTGGGACAAGGTGCGGTGTGGGATCAGACATTTTGGGATCAGGAGTATTGGGCTCAAGGGCTCTATACGCAGGAGGTCATGATAACGCTCCATAACTACGGGACATGGGGTAGCCTTCATTTGCAGGGGAATGTTAAAGGTGCTGCTTTCCAGTGGTACTCGACCAAGTTCATTGTGGAAGCCGCAGAAGGTTTGCTATGACGGCATATTGTCTCCCTGCTGGTGACAACACGGACCTTGTTGGGCGCTATGTAACCGAAAAGACCGGCATGGCGTTGCAGTCGGGTCTGTTCCAAGCGTTCGCGGTCTTTAATTCACTTCATGAGTTCATAGGTGGCGTGGTCATCACCAACTTCCGTGAGTATGACTGTGAGATATCATGTGCCGCTGAAACGTCGCTGGCATGGTCGGAGGATGTCATGCGGGCGGTGTTCCGCTACACCTTCTGGCAGCTAGGTTGCGTGCGCTGTACGTCGATCACGAAGAAGGGCAACAAGCGGGCAAGGGGGTTCCTTGAAGCGCTTGGATTTGGGCTTGAAGGCAATCTTCGGAAGGCCTATGATGGCAAGCATGATGCCCTGATTTATGGGCTTTTGGCGTCGGAATGCCGCTATCTGGACGATCCCGAGGAACCGGGGTTGGCGTCCGAGGGAGGCACCGAGGAAGCTTTCGAGGGTGATGACCCTGACACCGAAGGCTTGGTGCCAACAGCGCATTAAAGCCTTCCTGTCACAGGAGGCTTAATTGGGTAAGAAGTCAGCCCCCAAGGCACCCGCTGCGCCCGATCCAGCACAGACGATTGCTGCACAGACTGCCTCCAACAAGGAGACAGCGGTAGCGAATGCGAACCTTAACCGGATCAACCAGTATACACCGCAGGGCTCGCTGGAGTTCAACCAGATTGGCACTAATGCCGATGGCACGCCTCGCTATGAGAGCCGTCAGACGCTTAGTGCTGGTGAGCAAGGGCTTTACGATCAGCAGAACCAGATAGCCAATCAACTTAATCAGGTTGCTGGTAATCAGATTGGTCGTGTTCAGCAGGCCATGAACACGAATATAGATACGAGCGGCTTCACACCGTTACAGACAGGTGTTAATGGCGGCCCCATCCAGAGCAGTATTGGCTATAATGGACCCGGACAGAAGGGTACGTTCGGGGGCTATGGGGACGTACAGACAGGTTTTGCCGATGTGGGGGGACCGCAGAGGAGCCTCGATTACAGTGGTGTATCGAGGCTCCCCGGCACTGATGACTTTGCCAAGCAGTCGCAGGAAGTCAATGATGCTGTTTATAATCAGGCGACATCCCGGCTCGATCCGCGCTTTGCACAAGAGAAGAATGCTTTTGAGTCCTCGCTTGCTGCCAAGGGTGTAACCGAGGGTAGTCGTGCCTATCAGACCGCACTGGAGAACTTTAATAGGTCCAAGACTGATGCCTATAATCAGGCGACTTACAGCGGCATACAGGCAGGTGCCAACCGTCAGGGTCAGTTGTTCGGCATGGGGCTACAGGCACGCCAGCAGGGCGTGGGTGAGGTCAATGCGCAGGGTGAGTTTGCCAATCAGGCACAGCAGCAGGCTTATGATCAGGCACAGGGCCGTGCAGGCTTTAATAATCAAGCTGTCCAGCAGCAATATGAGCAGTCAATGGGCGCGGCGCAGTTCGGTAATGAAGCCGAGCAGAACGCCTATGACCGTGCAGCGAATAATGCCACATTCGCCAATAATGCTCAGAACCAAGCCTATAACCAAGGACAGGGTAATGCAGCACTGAACAATGCTGCACGCGGGACGCAGTTCCAAGAAGCCGCCTATCAGCGCAATCTGCCTATTCAGGACATCGCGGCTTTAATGGGCACGGCTCCGGGCGTGCAGCAGCCTAACTTCGCCAGCTACGCTCCCGTGAATGTTGCTAATACCGACACGGCGGGTATCACGCAGCAAGGCTACCAGAACGCCTATCAGCGGTATCAGGATCAACAGAAGGCGCGCAGTGCCGGGCTTGGCAGCATGTTCGGGCTGGCGGGCAGCTTGGGTGCGTCAGCGATCACCAAGTTCTCGGACAGGCGCCTTAAAGCCAATATCAAGCGTGTCGGTGAGACCCCAGCGGGCATTCCGACCTATACGTATAATTACATCCGATCCAAGACCAAGCAGTTCGGCGTGATGGCCGATGAGGTCTTTAAAGTCATTCCAGAGGCCGTGAGCGTTGATCCTAGCGGTTATCTGATGGTAGACTATGGGAAGGTACGCTAATGCCTACAACGAATGCCATCGGCTCCAAGATGACGAAAGAGGAACTGGCGGCGCTTGCTGCCCAGTTGAAGCCTGTCCTCAATCCATCAGTCAGACAGGCCATGCTGGATGATCCCCGCACGGCTATTGCCAAGTCGCTGCTGGAGAAAGCCAGTGATAGCACCCCCGCCGCCGCTGGCAAATATGCGTGGATGACGGGTCTAAGCCGTCTCGGCTCCGGTGTCGCTGGCGGGCTCTTGGAAAAAGAGAACCGTG